GCTGGGCCACAAACCCACCGTCCACAACACCAAAGGGTGAACGGGACTGCATTGGCTTGAGATCAATAACCTGTACGCCGTTAAGACGTAGGCTAACGCCGGTGCCCTGTACGCTGTAAGGGACAAAGGTAAACGCAAGATTCACGATGCTACCAGAGGTCAACTGAAAGTCTGCTGGTAACTTGTTATTCTTTGCGTCCACTTGCAGAGGGGGTGTTGTTTTATCGGTGCCGTATGCCCCTTTCAACTTGGCTTTACCTAAGAACCTACCGTCCTCCTGTTTCTTAAATGGGAGTGGGAACTTGTCGGGCCAACTGTCCTCTTTCTTTTGCTTGTAAGCGTTCTTCATCGCTTTGTACAGTTCTTTAGCTTCTGCTTCAGCCATTAAAAACGACATAGAGTATTCGGCACCGTCATCCAGTGCATCGCACTTGACAGAACCACCTCTACCTCCGTTAGCGCGATTATCAAACTTGTATGTAGTATCAAGTTTTGGATATAACGCCTCCACATTAGTCATTTGGTAGTGCATAAAATCTTCAGCCATTTTGGTCTCCTGATTGGCTATTTATATTGAACCCTTCCGCTACATTGAACAGTGACTCAACCACAAAACTGGTTGTAATCGCCTCTAGTACATCGTCTTGATCTACTAGCAATCTAATCGTTTCTAGTTCCTCTTCTTCTAACGCTCTTCGTGGGTAGAAAAAAAGTTTTGGCACACTGCTGTTTTCGTCAAAACTAATTCTGGTGACAACCGCCATAGACGGTGTGCCATGCCCACTCAAAAATTTGGCGTAGGCTTGCAAGGGCATACAACTCTTACTTGCCTCTTTACCAAATATACTGCTGGCGGGAACCTGTAACTGATACACCGTATCAAAGTCTGACTCTTCAACGACTGCTAGCCGCTGGTAGAATCGGCAGGCTCTACCCCCCTTCGCTCCAGAACCACGGATATTGTGAGGACAATCCATGCATCTCGAACTTTGTTTCTGATCCTCTGGCACTTCTGCCGCTGGTCTTTGTGTATCTACCGACCAACATGTAGGAGATTTTGTAAGCTGCGGGTCAAACTCTCCCGCATAATAAGAACGTGATACTGGCCCTGCATTTACAATAACTACATCTAACGTAGTTTCAGTGCCGCTCTTCGCCCCAGAAAACTTACCTCCTTGAATACTTATCCGGTGCATTAGATGTCGTCATCAACATCACCAAAACCACCTTCCACATACGCTACTTCGTAGGTTTCCGATGAGCTTTTTTCTTTGTACCGCATCAAAGCATCTGCCACACGATCTAGGTCAAACCGCTGGGTATGTCCTATTTTCACATACATATTTTCTGGTATGACTCCATCACGCGCCCATTTACGAACCGTGGATAGACTCACGCTAAAATGCTTTGCTACGTCTTCGATTGGCACCAGTGTATTCATTTAGACTTCCTCATCGTAAGGACGTACTCCGAATCTACGTTTAGTCCTTTGGGTAACTTATCTGGGTTGTCTTCAAGAAACTGTTTCACGGCACCTTGATGCAGACGCTTTTCAAAAAACTCTGGCACTTGTTCTTCTAGTACGAATTTGTGCATGGACTCCCAATCGTTTGTCCAGTACCGTTGTTTCACTGAGCGATAAAACGTGCCTGCTTCAGTCTTACCACTCTTTTGGCCTGTGGCCTTCAAGTGATCTAAAAGAACAGCCTTAATTTTAGTTTGTTTCGCTTCCAGTTCACGGTCTTCAGAGTCAAAAGCTGCTTTCAATGTTTCGCGCTTTTCTTTTATCTTGAAGAAAACCTTAGTTAACTTATCTATAGGCAGAGTGCTGCCTTCAATGCTCGTATCCATTTGCATCCCCATAGTGGTATTTTATGGTGAGGACTGCATAGTAATAGCAGCTTGTGGCTTACGCAAGTATTTCTTTGTACAAATCTATGATTTTTGTGTGCGTGTCGATCTTATTGTCTAGCAATGCGTACACACGCTTTTCGATGTGCGATCCCTGTAACTGCACGATTGTGCATTTGTGATCCTGACCCGCTCTGTGGATACGAGCATTCGCCTGTGCGTAGGTTTCGACGGAACTTGTTGGCCCCCACCACACTATCGTGTTAGCAGCGGTGAGCGTTACACCATGCGCTGCCGCCTGTGGTTGTATAACTAATACTTTGGGGTCACTCTTCTCTTGAAAGTCTTTGAATATGCGCGTGCGATCTGTTGCCTTGACCGCCCCGCTAATGACCTCTGTGGTGATCTTATCTGCGCGTAGCTTATCGGCAAGCAACTTGATCGTGTGCTTGAACGGCACAAATATCAAAACTTTTTTACTTGATTCGTCTATGACTTCACGCAGCACTTTGTATCGGTGTTTGATGTCAAACTCTAAAGTCTCACCGTTATCTGTATAGATTGCACCAGAACTTATTTGCAGGAGCTTGTTCATATTTACGGCTGCGGTATGTGTAGTGATTTCTTCACCAGCCGCCTGCATAACCATTTTGTCTTTCAGTTCTTTGTAGTATTTGTTCTGTTGCCGGGTTAACTCAACTTCTCGTTTTGTGTAAACAATGTCAGGTAAGTCTAGGCACTCTTCTTTTGTAAACCGTATCGCGGGTTGCAGTGCTTTGAAGACGGTTTCGGTAGCATCGGGTTTGGGTATCCACTTAAAGTTAGTCACTTTGTACATGACCATATCTCTAAACGACCCAAAGAAGCGAGGTACAGCTTTCGGGTTAACGAGTTTTGCTAGGCCGTAAGCATCGACTGGACTTTGCGCTGCGGGTGTACCTGTCAACATCCAAAGCCATTTGTCAGGGCCAAGCAATCTGTTCAGTGTCTTCCACCGCTTCGTCTGTGAGTTCTTGTAGTGTGTGGCTTCGTCAACAATTACTAAATCGAACCCACCTGCTGCTACATCGTCCTCTACGATCTCCACTCCGTCATAGTTAATTATTACAAACTCGGCACTACTGTTGATTACTTCGGCGCGTTTTTTAGCAGAACCGTAAGCAATATCGACGGTACGGTGCATGGCAAAGGTAAAAAGATCTTCTTTCCATGCAGAATCCATGATCGACAGCGGACATATAACCAGCACACGGTTTACTTTCCCTTGGTTCATCAAGAAATCTGCTGCCCAGATCGCACTGGCTGTTTTGCCGGTGCCCTGTTCGTTGAAACAGAAGGCGCGTTTGTTGAGGGTTAGGAACGACGAAGTAGTTTTTTGGTGGGCAAACGGTTGGTGTTTACCCGTCCATTCGTACCGCCCTTCGATAGGAGACGGTGCGTTTATACCGAGGTTTTTGAGCACATGAGTTTCGTCAATACCCCAATTAACCACTACTTTGTTATCAGGTAGTGCTTTACTTTTAGGTATGACCTGCGTGACCTGCTGCTCATTGCGGAGCCTGAGTAGTAAGGCTTTGTTATCTATGACTCTCATTTCCATAAGTCCACAGACAGATCTATGCCATATTTCTTCATTTTCTTTCTGGCTCTAGCAATGTCTATATCTGTAAGGTCTTCGGGTTTTTTATCGAACGATGCAGCCACCATAGCTAGTTCAAAAACATACTGGACGCCGTCTTCTTCGTTTTCAAAATCGTCTTTGTGTTTATTTACGTTAAATATCATATCCCTTCCAATAAAAAGTGGGGCAGGGCCGTAAGGTTTGCCTACGCCGAGCATCCGGTTGAGGCCCACCATTACTGACGGGCCGTACCCCAAAACTGGTTGTGATGGTTGGTGAAATTGACGCCTTCAAACTCATCGCAACACACACACACGATGTGTGGGGGAGCGTACTTCATCCCACCCTTTCTTTTGCAAGGCTTATCCATGCCTCGGGAGAAAGTCGGACGCCATCACTCACCCGACTTTAATGCCCCCCACGAAAATAAGTCCCGCCTGTAGGCCACGCGGACGGGAACGCGGTGAGGTGGGTGCGAGAGAAAAGGAATAAACCCTCGCACCTCGGCCTAAAAAGTCCCGTCTTCGGCCACACGGACGGGTACGTGCTAACTGGGAGAAAAGGAGACTCCCTGACCTAAACCATTAAATACAAAATAAACGCTACGACATATACGCCAGCAGCGACACCAACTCCAGCCAAAATACCTTTGACCTCTTCTCTCACTGCCTACGCCGTGGTCTAGCAGAGGCTTTCTTTAAAGGTTTTTTACCATTGCGACTACGGTTGGCGCTTTTACTTTCTACACGCACGCCGTCTTTGTTTGAACCACCACGACTTAACAGCTTATTGTGACTTACATCTTTGCCTTCACGTTTGTCTGCTCGACCATCATTGTTAGCATCGCGTCCAGTCCTATCCATGGCTCGACGCGCACGTTGTCTTTCCATACGTGCCTTATGCGCTTTGCTACCCACAGGAGGGTTTTTCTGTTTCTTGCGATCTTTCGGATTCTTATATGGCATCAGTTTCTTCCATTGTGCGGACATTCAAGAACAGGGCACCATGCTTTGCATAGCCCACTAGGATTCGGGTTCCATACATCGTTATCGAATGCGGCCCTCATACCTTCGTAGTTTCCCATCCATTTTGTCCACAATTCCTTTTCATCTTCTGTGGTGTAACGATCCTTTATTAGATCATTGCTCACCACAAACAACAGCCCAGCCCGAACGGTCTCCACTTCGGGGTAGTTTC